TACTGAAATTGGTTTTAGTATGGTTGGACTTATAGATAATGTACCCGTATTTGATACTATTGAAGATGCTGAAATTGTAGCAGAAGCAATTGGTTGTTCGGGACATCACATTATGACCCTTGATGGAAAAGAAGTTTATGTTCCATGCGAGTATATGCCATCATCAGTACAAGTTGACATGGAAAGTTATACTGACTATCCACAATATATGACCGACGCCGCACAGGACGCATTAAACTATATTGAAAAGTCAGGTAATCCAAACGATTGTATGACGCAAGTTGGTAAAGTTAGAGCACAACAACTCGCTCAAAGAAAACCTATTTCACTTGAAACTATTAAAAGAATGAAAAACTATATGACACGTCATTTAGTAGATTTAGATAGTTCAACGGATTATGAAACTGGATGCGGAAAATTGGCAATGGCTTCGTGGGGATGTAGAAATAAAGAAGAATGTAATAACGCTATTGGTTGGTTAGATAGAAAAATAACCAAACTTGAAATGGATATTAACACAACTGGTATTTCCCCTTACACAGATGAAACAGGTAATAAAAACAAACCTGTTATAGTTGAAAACTTTTCAACAGACCAACACAAGTTCAGTATGGACGATGATAAGATGGAAATAACGGGGGCAGCAATTGTTCCAAATAAGTTTATCATTAGAGTTAATGAGTTCAACCAACCTTATTATGTTTTTTTCAGTGAATACACAACAAAACTATTAAGTGAAAAGTTCATGTATAATAAAATGACTGACTCCGCTAATATAGAACACACCAACAAATCAGCCAAAGCATTTGTTAGTGAAAGTTGGATAGTTGAAAACCCTGAAAACGATAAGTCAAACGAACTGGGATTAACGTATCCACAAGGAACGGGGGTAATAACTATGAAAGTACAAGACCCTGAATTATGGGGACAAATTAAACAAGGAAAATATAAGGGTTTTTCAATAGAGGGTTTTTTCACTGAAAAACTTATATTTAATAATATAATCAACAAATAAAAAATATATGAAAAATAACAAACTTAAAAAACTACAAGTTCTTTTAGGATTAGTTCCACAATCATTTGCTTACAAGACCACAGAAGGTGTTGAAATGGAAATAGAGGGTGATGGTATGGAAATCGGTAGAAAGGTTTACATAATCACACCAGAAGGTGAATTGCCCGCCCCTGATGGTGAGTATGAAATGGAAATGGGAACCAAGATTAAAACGATGGGTGGTATGATTGAAGAAATGGAAGTACTTAATCCAGAACAAGAAATCGTGAATATTCCAAGTGATGAAGAAATGACTGAAGCAACATTAGTTGATGGAACAAAAGTAACGAATAAAAAAGATACTGGTTTAGAAATTGGTGAAAAACTTTACGTAATCACAGAGTCAGGTGAAATGGTGGATGCTCCCGAAGGAGAACACACAACTGATAGTGGTATTGTAGTAGTAGTTGATGCTGACGGAATTATTCAGGGTATTAGAAAACCTGACATGGCACCAGAAGGTTCATTAGAAGCAAAAGAAGAAATGAGTATCACAGAAGTCGTTGAAACTTTTACATCAGCAATTCAATCACTTAACGATAAAATGAATGCTATGACTGAAAAAGTTATGGAAATGGACGAAAGGTTCTCAAAGTTTAGTTCTCAACCTGCGGGGGACAAGATTTACGACAAAAAAGGTTTTTCAACTGAAACACCAAATACAACAACATCAAAAGCAGAAGCGTTAATCGCATTAAGAAAACAATACAACAAATAAAAAAAACAAACAATACAAGATGAAAAAACATAATTTTTCTTTTGACCTTAATTCATTACAGACATACACAGACGAACTGGGTGGATTATTACTTACAGAAGCAATCGCAAAAGCAAAGACAGCTGAAATCTGTTATATCCAAAGTGGTATTAAAGGTTCTCAAGCTATAAACTTATTAACATCAACATTGAACGTTCAGGACGGAACGTGCGGGTGGAATTCCAGCGGAACTACAACTTTTACACAAAGAGACATCACCGTATGTCCTTACAAGGTGAATGAAAGTTTATGTCCAGCAGATTTGAATTCATACTGGGCGGGTCAGTTCTTGAACGCAGGTTCTTACAACGAGCAAGTACCATTTTCAGAGCAAATCGGTAAATTGAAATCAGAACAAATCAGTATGTTCGTAGAAAATAAAATCTGGCAAGCAGCAACATCTGCGTCAGGTGGAACAGATTGCTACAACGGACTATTAAAGTTGACTTCAACAGCAGTAACCCCTTCAGAACAGGTTGTATTCGTAACATCTCCATCAGCATTAACAAGCACAAACGCTTTAACCGTAGTTGACCAGATGATTTCTTTTATCCCTGATACCGTAATCAACAGACCTGACTTGACTTTATTCATGTCATTACAATTGTATAGAGCATACGTAGTTGCTTTAAGAAACGCAAACTATTTCGTATACTCACCTGAAAATGCTGGTATTGACTTTACTACCTTCCACCCCGCAACCAACATCAGAGTTGTCGGCGTTCCTGGATTATTAGGAAGCAACAGGATGATTTTAGGTCCAGTATCGGAAATAGTAATTGGAGTTGACCTTATGGATGACTCTGAAAGATTAGACATGTTTTACTCAAAAGATTTTGACGAAGTAAGAGTTCGTTGTAATTTCAAGTTAGGTGTCCAAATCGCATTCCCAGATAACATCGTATCAAACGGGTTAGCATAATCATTAAATTAAATAAGAAAAAAATATGAGTTATTCAAGTTGTCTCGCAACATCAAGTATTTCATTAGCATGCGCAGCTTCCGTTGGAGGTATTGTTAAGGCTTACGTAGTCGCTGGAGTTATTTCTGGTGAAACAAGAAATGGTGATGATGAAGTACTGACTTTGTCAGGTTCAGGAAACGTATATACATACGAAGTACAAAAACAAACATCGCAGATGACTGAAACCTTAAACTCATCACTTGAAAATGGAACTACTTTTTATCAGCAAGACTTGGTATTAAGTTTCCATAAGATAGACTCCGAAAAAAGAAATCAACTTAAGTTATTGGCCCAGAATCGTGGGTTAAGAATGTTTGTTGAAGACAACAACGGAACTATTTATTATTTAGGAGATGATTATGGTGGAGGTTATACATCGGCAGCAAGTACCATGACTGGTACAGCATTCGGTGATAAAAATGGTTACGAAATCACGTTCTCGTTTTTCGCTTCTGAACCAGCACCTATTCTCGCTGGAACATTAGCATCAACTTTAAGTGGTTTAGTAATTAACGCTTAATCGCAATAAAGATATAAATTAAAGGGGGGTTTTATACCCCCTTTTTTTATATTTATAGGTGTATGTATATTAAGACACCAGTAATAATCAACGGAGTTTCTTATGAAGAGTGGGAAATTAAAAGTGTTTGTTGGTTATTGGACTCCGCAATATTAACCTTCAACGTTAATTATTACGATAATGATGGTGGTGGAAATATACTACAACGACAACTACAATATTCAGTTGGTGAAGAAGTAAATGTTAATGAACTTATTGAAAAGATTAAATTAGACCATAGAGACAAATTATTTATATGATACTTATTAAAAAAGGACAACTTAATAAAATGGTCGTTTCTGCGTCCCAGAACAAAACCTTATCCACACCAGTTTATTTATTCTCGTTTCAACACATCATGTCGGGTGAGAAAACAACTTTTTATCCACTTAACATTACGTCAGGAACCACAGAAAGATACGATGAGTTCCAGTTTATTGAAAGTAGTAATAACATCGGTTATTCAGGTTCAACACCTATAACAGCCTTCACTTACGAAGGTCAATATTATTACGGAGTTTATGAGAACGTAAGTACAGCCACAACAAATCCATCGCAATCTTACAATAAAGTATGCGAGGGTAGAGCATTAGTAATAGACCTTAACGACGCACCTGTATATGACCAGTATATCAGCAGTAACGAAAACAACACCAACTTTATATTTGTCGGGGGTCAGATAAATAATGGTATATTAACACAAAACGATTATTTCATTATTACAGAAGATGATGAATATTTAATACAACAATAATGAATAAAAATTATATTTAAGAATATATGAGTAATATAAAAATATCAAACTTGCCACTTATACCATCAGTTAGTCCTGATG